GATCGCGGACGGAAGGGATGTTTCCCCGCAATCGTGGTAACCAGATTGTCCTGAATTTTTCGGCGGTTACGAAATGAAGATTATCTGACGCAGGAAATACGATCTTGCCATGTGCGTGGCGATCCACGTGCATCTTTGCGATGATTAAGGCGGGTGATTTTGTGAAGAAAGAAATTTGGCTGGGGAACCTGGACAGTATTCCAGCTTTTTTCAAGCGCCTGAAAATCAACAAGCTATTGCTATTTAAGGGCTTTTCGATCTAAAACTGTTCCGGTTTGGTGTTCCGGAATGGTGCTACGGAAGGGCGGAAATGGCAAGGCTTACCTACCTCGAAAGACGTGGCGCAACCTACTATGCACGGATCGATATTCCGGTTGATCTTGTGCCGCTCTACCGCACCACGACGCGCAAGAAGTCACTTCGGACCAAGGACGAATCCGTCGCTAAAGTGCGCTTATGGCCGGTGATTGAGGCATGGCGGGCCGAGTTTGATGACGTGCGCGCGCGCCGCGAACTGACACCCGACGACAAGGCCGATGCTATTTGGCGGCATTACACGGCCACGCTTGAGCGCGATGAACAGGCCCGCCAGCGGATACCTACGCAAGCCGAGATCGACACCGCCACCGAACAGGCCGTGGAGCGCGTCCAACGCGAGCAGATCGACATGAGCGACCCACTCGCCGTGCTGGACGCCAGCCTTGAAGTGATAGCCCTGAAGCGCGGGCAGGAGGTTGACGCCAGTTCTCGCCGCGCGAAGCTCGACGCCATGCGCAAGCATCTGGCCGAAGGCGAGGGCGCACTTATCGCCCATGAGGTTGACGCCTACATTGACCAGAACAAGCTTTTGGTGGATCCACTATCACCGGATCGTGGCGACCTCGCACGGAAGATGATCCGCGCCGAGATAGAAGCTCTTGAACGCACCCTTGAGCGTGATCGTGGAGATTATTCCGGCCAGCCGAAAGACACTATCGTGAAGCCTGCTATCGGCACGTCACGCGAGCAGGCGAAGGCCGGCGAAACGATCATGGAGCTTTTCGAGCAATACGCCTCCGAGAACCCGAAGGGCATCGCCACCGACACCATTGCACAGGCCCGCCGTGACGTTGGCAGCTTTGTTGATTATGTCGGCAGCACCTGCCCGGTTCACCGGATCGACAAGAAGGCCGTCCGCGAATGGAAGGCGCTCTTGATGAAATTCCCGGTGAAGGCCACGGAAAGCAGCGCTTTCGCAGGGATGAATCTAGCGCAGATCGTGCGCCATAACGAGAAGATCGGGAAACCGGTTATCTCACCTCGCACCGTGAACCGCTACCTTGCCGGCTTCAGCGCTTTTTGCTCATGGCTGGTCAATCATGGCTATCTCGACCAGAATCCCGCCGATGGCATGTTCCTGAAAAAGCCGAAGGAAAAGACCACGATTCCCTTCGCGGTCGATCAAATGAACACCCTGTTCAAGTCGCCGCTGTTCACCGGATGCCAAAGCGCCGACGAATGGCGCAACATCGCCAAACCCGGAAATGTGCGGATCCGTGATCACCGCTATTGGGTGCCTTTGATTATGCTTTTCAGCGGCGCACGGCCTGCAGAGATCGCGCAGCTTGCAGTTTCGGACGTTCGGCAGGAACACGCCCACTGGATTATGCACATCACCACGGAAGGTGAGGGCGAAAAGAGCGTCAAAACAAGAGGCTCTATGCGCGTCATTCCGGTTCATCCCGAATTGATCCGCCTTGGTTTCATCAAGTATCGCGACGGCATGGAAGCAGCCGGCCAGCAACGGTTATTCCCGCATGCCGAACGCAATGCGCGCGGCCAGATGATCGCGGATTTCAGCCGTGAGTTTGGCCGTTACCTCACGCGCCTTGGTTTGAAGGACGGGCGCGGCCTGTCGCTCTACAGCTTCAGGCATGGCACAGCCGACGCATTGCGCAGGGCTGGTTATCTGGATGAGCAATTCGGTTTCATTCTTGGGCATACCAGCGCCACCATGACGGGCCGTTACGGCATCATGCCGCAAGGAATGCTTCAACAGCGCGTGGAACTGGTGAACGCTATCGCCTATCCCGGATTGCAAATAGATCATCTTTGTTGATTGATCTTAATAAAAAGATCGATTTTGATGAAATATCACTTTACGTGCTGAATCAAGTTTGAGACAATATTCACATGTCGGGTTTGCCGAGTGTGATTAAGTGTTGCGTATCCTTGAGTCAGTAAAGCGTGTCATTGGTGGCGGCATCGAAAAGAAATCGATGTCGCTTACCAGTCCCGGAATCGAAGAACTATTCGGATCGGTTCCGGTTGCCTCTGGCGTATCTGTCACGCCAGCCAGCGCCCTACGAGTTCCCGCTGTCCTACAGGCGGTTAGACTTATCTCCGAAACTTGCGGCTCTACGCCTGTTAAACTCTATCGAGACACTGACGGCAGCAAGGAAGCTGCTAAGAATCATCCAGCTTATCGCCTTGTGCATGGTCGCGCCAACGAATGGACCAGCGCCGGCCAGCTTCGCATTGACCTGACCGCCGACGCGATTCTACACGGCGCTGGTTATGCTGTTGTGGATCGTGCAGCCGATGGCAGGCCGATTTTTCTACGCCGACTGAAGCCCGGTTCCGTCCAACGCCGATTCGAGGATTCGGGCGAGCCGTTCTATCTGGTGACGGACGCCAGCAATCGGCAACTCCGGTTTCATTTCGGCGACATTCTCTATTTGCCGTCTTTCCTCGACACGTCGCCTGTCGCACTGGGTAAAGAGGCCATTGGCCTTGCTATGGTGCTTGAGCGCCACGGCTCGCAATTCTTCGGCTCTGGCGCGCGTCCTTCCGGCATCATCTCGAACGAAAAGTCAGTTTCTGGCGACTCCGGCACCAAGACCATTGCCAACATGCTTAAATCTTGGAGGACATGGAAGGCGACCAGCAACGGCGATCCGCTCATTCTGGATGCCGGATGGAGGTATGACCAGCCGGCCATGACCTCGACCGATGCGCAATTCCTTGAGAACCGTATCGAGCAGATCAACGAGATTGCCCGCGCCACAGGCGTGCCGCCCCACATGCTCTATCAGCTAGACAGGGCCACATGGTCGAATAGCGAACAGATGGGCGCGACATTCCTTCAGCTTTGCCTACGCCCATGGCTCGACCGCTGGCAGGACGCCTATTCCGCCGTTCTCCTGACTGAAGACGAGCAGGACGCCTACTACACTGAATTTGTCGTTGACGACCTTCAGCGCGCCGACGCGGCGGGCAGGGCGGAGATCTTCGGCAAGCTTGTCGCCATGCGCGCCATGACGCCGAACGAAGTCCGCGCCGCTATGAACCTGCCAGCCATCGAAGGCGGCGATGAGCTTGCGAATCCATACATCTCGACCACCACGACCGGGCCGGCGACGGCTCCGAGGAAGGACGCCTAATGGCCCAGCCCCTGCACGTAGCCATTGCCGGTGAACTGGCAGCTTATAAACACGCCTATCAGCATGGCCATGTTTCCGAGCAGGCCAGCACGGCCATGAACCTGCTTCGCGCCACCGTCCGCCACCTTGCGGAATCCGACTATCCGCACAATCGGGTAGCTGCCCGCGAGATCCGCGAAGCGCTCGCTAAGGCTGATGAGGCCAGCGAATGAAGCACGTTGCCTATTTCGGTGACGGCGAATACACCTTCGCCCTAACCCCATCCATGATCCGCGAACTTGAGCAGAAGACCGGCACCGGCTTCGGTGCGCTCTATCGGCGCTTCGCCAGCAACCAGTTTGCCTATGGCGATATTATCGAGACGATCCGCCTTGGCCTGATCGGCGGCGGCACCGCGCCAATCGACGCGCAACGCCTTGTCGATACCTACGCGCACAATCGCCCGATCATCGAAACGCTTCCGCTCGCCTTCGACGTTCTCGACGCCCGCTATGTCGGCAAGGTGGAAACTGTTTCCCAGCCCGACCAGAACCAGAAAGAGGAAACGCCCGAATGAGCGACCGTTTCTATATCGAAACGAAATTTGCTGTCTCGGACTCTGGTGAGATCGAAGGCATCGCGTGGGATTTCACACGCCCCGACCGCGTGGGCGACATGATCGACCAGAAGGCGTTTGAAGGCGCTGCCCTGCCGATCCCGATGCTTTTCGGCCACGACCAGAATGACCCCGTTGGCTCTTGGACGGAAGCCACCATTCGCGACGGCGCGCTGCATGTGAAGGGCAAGCTTTTGCTGGATGATGTTTCCCGCGCCCGCGAAGTGTTCGCACTGGTGAAGGCCGGCGCGGTGCGCGGCCTGTCCATTGGTTTCGTGACCAGAAAGGCCACGCCCCGGAAGGGCGGGCGCACAATCCATCAACTCGAATTGCTGGAAACCAGCCTTGTTGCGGTTCCCATGCACCCGGCTGCGCGCGTCACCAGCGCGAAGTCGGCAGTCCGCGCTTTGGCGATTGCCGGCGCTCTTAACCGCGCAGCCGCGCACATCTCAAAAGGATAAAACCCCAATGAAGCATGTTTCTGAAATCGAACTGAAGGAAGCCGATCCGGTCGATGCTGACCAGATCGTCACGAAGGCGCTTGCCGATCTTCAGGAGGCCATTGACGCCCGCCTGAAGGCCGTTGAAACGAAGTCCGCGGACTCCGACAAGATCGCCAGCCGCCTCGACAAGATTGAGGCCACGCTTAACCGCCCCGGCATCATCACCAAGGGCGACGAGGCCGACACCGATCTTGAGCGCAAGGCATTCATTGAGTTCGCCCGCAAGGGTGTTGAGCGCATGGACCAGAAGGCAGCGGCGACCCTGACTGTCGCCACCGATGCCAGCGCCGGCTATCTGGCGCCCGAAGGCTTTGGCGCTGAAATTCTAAAGAAGCTGGTGGAGTTTTCACCTATCCGTCAGTATGCGCGCGTCATTTCGATTTCGACGCCGGAAATCAAGTATCCGCGCAAGCTCACCGGCGTTGCCGCGACGTGGGTTGATGAAACCGAAGATCGCACCCAGTCGGACCAGACCTATGAACAGGCGACGTTCACGCCTTACGAACTGGCAACCTATGTGGACGTGTCGAACCAGCTTCTGGAAGATAACGCTTACAATCTGGAAGGCGAGCTTATGGCCGATTTTGCCGAAGCGTTCGGCGTGGCCGAGGCTACGGCTTTTGTGACTGGCAACGGCACCGGCAAGCCGAAGGGCCTGCTTGCTGCCTCCACCGGCATCACCGAGATCAAGACTGGCGCGGCTGCCACGCTTGGCACCGATCCGGCAGCGACCATTATTGGCATGTTCCATTCGCTCCAGTCCGCCTTTGCTCAGAATGGCGTCTGGATCATGAACCGCAAGACGCTTGGCGCGCTCCGCACCCTGAAGGACGACACCGGGCGCTTTATCATGCTCGACCCGATCACGGCGGGCGCTCCCACGACCCTGCTTGGCCGTCCTATCGTGGAGGCGGTCGATATGCCGGACGTGGCAGCTAATGCCGTGCCGATCCTGTTTGGCGACCTGTCCGGCTACCGGATCGTTGATCGAATCGGCCTGTCGGTTCTTCGCGACCCCTACAGCATCGCCACCAAGGGGCAGGTGCGGTTTCATGCCCGCCGTCGCGTCGGTGGTGACGTTTCGCACGCCGACCGTTTCGTGAAGCTGGCCGTGAAGGCCTAACCAGCCATGACATTGCGGCTCGCAAACGACGGTATTTTCATCTCGCATGGTGGCGACACCGTGCAGTTGATCCCGTCTTTGCGGGCCGCATACAATCTTCAGGTGAAGCACGGTCTAGGCAAACTCATGAAGGGCCTCGACGAAGGCAGCTTCGCGATCTTCCATGACGTGCTTGCCGAGTCTGGAAACCCGCAGGATGCAATCGGCATCCTGAACACCCTATGCATGGGCGGCCTGTCGGCAGCCATTTTCCAGCTACAGGCACCGATCTTCGAATTCCTGGCTATCTCTTTCGGCATCGATCCCGACGCCGAACACCTTTCCGAGCAGAACGCCAGCACCGGCCAGCCTTTCGACCTCCACCAAGCACTTGTGCAGTTCTATGAGTTCGGAACCGGCTGGATGGGCTGGACGCCCGCCCAGACATGGGCCGCAACGCCTGCCGAGATCATGGCCGCGAAGCGTGGCCTTGAGGCTAAATTCCGCGCCCTCAATGGCGTTAAAGGCAAAAACGAAACCGTTTCGCATTTTGATCCCCGGCAGGAAGTTCCGGAAAGCGAAGTTCGCCACGGCATCAACGCATTGCGTGCCGAGGCCCGCAGGGGGACAAGCTAATGTCCCGGCCACCACGTATTTGCGCATGTAACATCATTGTCCCGCATGGCGTCCTATGTGCCTGCCAGACCAAGGTAGCGCGCGAGCGTAAAGCCCGCCACGACCAACGCCGGCCATCCGCTGCCAGTCGCCTCTATGATCACGAATGGCGCAAGGCCCGCCGCGAATACCTCGCCACACACCCTTATTGCGCCATGTGCGGAAGCCCCTCGACCACGGTTGATCATATCATTCGCCATCGTGGCGACCGCGCCTTGTTCTGGAACCGCCAGAACTGGCAACCCCTATGCACGCGCTGCCACAACAGCGCCAAGCAGCGCATTGAGCGGAGGCCCCGCCCATGACGCCCGCCGAACACGCACGCTTTATAGAGAAGCAGGAATTCGAGGCCGAGGCCAAAGCCATCCGCCAGCGCGCCCTTGCTTATGCGAAGCAGCGCCGGAAGCAGGAACGTGATCGGATCAAGGCCATCACCAGTGAGAAGCCATCCGAGCCAAAGCCAGTCCTACGGATCGGCAGGCAGGCAAAGCCGTTCACCCACAACGGCGAAACCAGAACGACCGCAGATTGGGCGAAGCATCTGGGTATCTCAGAAAGCACTATACGAAGGCGCATCAAAGATCACGGCTTTGCCGCTGCCATCGACATGGGCGGCCCGAAGATAATCAGGAGGCCAGCCGATGTCTGATCGTGGCCCCGGACCATTGTTTTACACCCACGCCGGCAAGACACTGACACTTCGCCAGTGGGCGGCTCAATCGGGCATCAATTATATTACGCTCTATTACCGCATCCGTAAGCGGCGCATGTCGCTCGACCACGCCCTAAACCCGAACCACCTGACGAGCGGGAAAAAGCCGAAGCTACATACCGCGCACGGCCTGACGATGACCCTTCACCAGTGGGCCGAGCATCTTGGCGTAAATTATGCCTTGCTCCGCCGACGCTTGGCTAGTGGCGTGCCGGCCGAGCAGGCGCTTACTGCCGACCGCCTGTCGCCTCGCCTCAACACCAAAACCTACACCGTCAACGGCATCACCAAGACATTGCCGGCATGGGCTGAGCATCTTGGCATCACCTATAGCGCGCTGATGCAGCGCCTGACCCGCTACACCTTGGCCGAAGCCATAGCCATTCCTGCCCGTCGCGTTGTGAGGCGCAAGGGGCGGGGGGTGGTTTCCAATTTAGAGGGGTTGCGGGAAACCGGCGCATGGGGGTTTCCGCAAGATATGTCTAATATAACTTCTACAAAGAAAGACGAAGTGTAATGAGTATCGTCAATCTTCCGCTCGCTAAAGCGCATATAAATGTTCTTGTCGGAAATGAAGATGATGAGCTTATCCAGCTTTATCTTGATGCTGCCGAGGAATGGATTTCGAACTACATCGGAAAACCATTGTCGGCAATTGATCCACTTCCGGCAGACCTGAAACTAGCCGTTCTGAAGCAGGCCGCGTTCTACTACGAACAGCGCGAGGCCGTCGCGTTCGGCGTATCCATGGAGATTGCTCCCTTCGGCGTCACCTCGATTTGCAATTCATACCGTGAACGCTGGTTTGGCGAGGACGCGGAGGCCGGCAGCGATGGCTAACGACAACGGCCTGAGATCGACACTGGCGGCGTTTGATCGTGTTCGGTTCGCTGCCCGCGAGGCAGCGAACCAGAGCCTTCAGAAGTCCGCTGACGAGCTTGCCAGCGGTATGCGCGCCATGGTCCCGGTCGATAGCGGCGACCTGAAGAAAAGCATTGCCGTCACACCACCCGGCCAATCGACCCCGCCACATTCGCAGCCGGGTGGTTCCCGCGTTGCCGGTGATGCCGAGTTCATCGTGACCGCTGGTAACAGCGACGTTCGCTATCCGCACCATGTCGAATACGGCACCGTGAAGATGGAGGCCAGCCCCTACTTCTGGCCGATCTATTGGCTGCTTCGGAACCGCATTCGCACCCGCACCAATCGAGATATCAAGAAGGCCATGCGCGACGCATGGAAGGGCAAACGATGATTGAGCCGACCGTCGCCCTTCAAACCGCCATCCGCAGCGCCCTGATTTCCGCGCCTGCCGTGACTGCTATAGTCCCGGCTAATCAAATCAGGGCCGGTTCCATGCGCCCCGATAACATGCCGGCAATCAGGCTGGCGGGTGGTCAAACGCAATTCCTTGGCAACGCTTCTGGTGCGCAATACGTCGCCCGCGTCGTTCTCGACCTGCATATATGGGCGCTGGAAGATGGCGCGGACACCGCGAAGGCCATTGGTTTTGCCGTGTCCAACGTCCTGAAGGAAGCGCCGGACTCGGACGGCTTCAGCATTGATGAATTCAACCTACCGGCTGTCCGGTGGATGCGTGATCCAGAACCCGACAAGGCGTTTACGCATGGCGTCATCACCGTGGTCGCGGTGCTTCGGTGGAGCCTCTAATGCGCGCTGGAAAACTCGACCGCACCATTTCGATTGAAAGAGAAAGCGAGATCGTCACGCCTTCCGGTGGTGTTGTCACCACCTGGACAAATCTTGCCACTGTCCGCGCCCAGATCGTCACACAATCGGCTTCCGAGTTCTCGACCGGATATGGCGAGGCCGAGGCCGGCACTGTGGTTTTCCGCATTCGCTATCTCGACGGCATCACAACCGCCGATCGCGTGACCTATGAGGGCGCGCACTACAACGTAAAAGAGATTTCGGAGATCGGGCGCAGGCGTGGCCTTGAGCTTCGCGCGGTGGTGACGCGATGACGCGCGGCGTAAAACCGAAGCAGATCGTGGCGGCATCCTCGCCTGTCGTAAAGGTTCCGGCAGCGCCCGCATATCTGTCGAAAGAGGCAAAGGCCGAATGGAAGCGCGTTGCGCCGATCTTGGTGACGGAACGCAAGGTTCTGACCGTTGCCGATCTTCCGACGCTGGAAACCTATTGCGCACATGTCGGCATGGTCCGGCAGGCACAGCGGGCGCTGGATACACGCGGCCTGATAATGGACGATGGCAAGCGCAACCCGGCCTATGGCGTCCTGAAGGAATCTTCGCTGCTTCTGGTGCGGTGCGCTTCGGTGCTTGGCCTGACACCTTCGGATCGTTCACGGGCTTCCGTCATGGAGGCCGCCGACGATGACGACGACAACCCGCTGGCGGTGCGATGATGGCCAGCACCTATCCGGCGTGGATTTTTGACGGATCCCGGATTGATGACCCCTTCGGCTATGGCGAGCGGGCAGTGCGTTTCCTTCGCCTTCTCAAGCATCCGAATAGCACGGCTCCGAAAAACGCTTTCCAGCTTCATGACTGGCAAGAGCGGATTGTGCGCCGGATATATGGGCCACGCCATCCAGACGGCAGGCGCATGGTTGAAACTGTTTTCTGGATGATCCCGCGCGGAAACCGGAAAACCAGCCTAGCGGCGGCTCTGGCGCTCTTACATACTATCGGCCCTGAGCGCGTTCCCGCTGGACAGGTGATCTTTGCCGCTTCGGATCGCGAACAAGCCGGCCTTGGCTTCAAGGAGGCCGCGAACATCGTGCGGATGGATAAGCGCCTTGTCGCTGCCACGCGCATCTATGACGCCTTCAACAGCGCCAAAAAGATCGCTTACAAGGCCGAAGGCGTCGAGCTACAGGCGATTTCCAGCGACGGCGCTGCGCAGCATGGAAAAACGCCCAGTTTTGTTTTGGTGGATGAAATTCATATTTGGAAGGGCCGCGACCTTTGGGAAGCCCTGAAATCCGGCATGGTGAAAACCAGTGGCACGCTTATGGTGATCGCCACCACGGCGGGCCGAGGTTCTGAGAATATCGGTTTCGAGCAATACGAATATGCGCGCCGCGTTGCCCTTGGCGAGATCGTAAACCCGGCCTATTTGCCGATCATCTTCGAGGCAGACCCCGCCGACGATTGGCAGAACGAGGCCCTTTGGCATCGCGTCAATCCCGGCCTGAAACATGGCTTCCCGAACCTCGACGCTCTCCGAACCGCAGCCATAGAGGCCGAACACCGTCCGGCAGATCGGGCCGCGTTCAAGCAGTTCAACCTCAATATCTGGCAGGCGCATTCACGGAACCCGCTCTTTGACATGGCGACCTATGACGCCGGCAAGATCGCGCTGGACCTTGCGGACATGGAGGAATTGCCCTGTTTCGTTGGAGTGGACCTTTCCCGTTCTGGTGACCTGACCGCAGTTGTCGCAGCGTGGCGTCACGACGATGGCCGCATCACCGTTCATCCATGGTTCTTTGTTCCCGGCGACGACCTGAAAGGCCGATCCGAGCGCGATGGCGTTCCCTACGAACAATGGCGCGATGATGGCCTTATCAACGTGATTGACGGGCCGGTGATCGAGCCGGACGTGATCGAGGATCATGTTCGCGAGCTATGCGCCCGCTTCAACGTGCAGGAAATCGCGTTCGATCCCTATGATGCTCGCATGACCATGCAGCGCCTTCATGACGATGGCCTGCCGGCAATCGAGTTCCGCCAGAACATCACGACCATGGGACCGGCCATTGCCGATCTTGAGCGCGTGGTGAATGGCCGTGCCCTTCGCCACGCTGGACACCCTGTCTTACGCCACCACTTCGATTCAGTGGTGGTGAGCCGCAACGATACCGGCTTGGCGCGGCTCCATAAGGGCAAGCAGACCGACCGCATAGACGGAGCAATTGCATCTGTGATGGCGACTTCTAGAGCCACCATCCTCGAAAACAACAAATCGATTTTCGACCTCGACCCCGACGAATTTGACCGCCTTCAGGAGAAGGTGGCGGCAGAACTGGAATTTACAGATGGATGAAGGCCAGCAACTTCAAGTTATCCTCGCAGCGAGGCTTGAGAAATACGAGCGCGACATGCTGCGCGCACGAAACACAACCGACCGCCGATTCCGTGAGATTGAGGGCCGGGCGCAACGTGCCGGCCGGAACATGGAAAAATCCCTGAAATCCTCGACCGCACATATCAACGGCATTCTGGCCGGTCTTGGCGCTGGCGCGGCCCTTCAGCAACTTAATCAGCTTGCCGAGGCGTGGACTGATATTTCCAGCCGCGTGAACATCGCCGCTGGCGATCAAGAGAAAGGCGCGGCTGTCATGTCGCGCGTTTCCGAGATCGCACGGCGCACCTATTCCGATCTTGGCCAGACCGCCGAAGCCTATATTGCGAACGCGGGCGCAATGAAGGAATTGGGCTACAGCACTCAAACAACGCTTGATTACACGGAGGCTATTAATAACGCGCTGGTTGTATCTGGTGCGAAAGGCCAGCGCGCCGAATCCGTCATGAACGCCCTGTCGAAGGCTATGGCGCTTGGCGAGCTTCGCGGCGAGAACCTGAACACGGTTATTTCTACAGGTGGCCGCGTGGCCGAGGCGCTGGCGGCTGGTCTTGGGGTTGGCGTCAATGAGCTTCGCAAGCTGGGGCAAGAGGGCAAGCTTACCGGCGACGTGATCGTGAAGGCGCTGACGGGTGAGCTTAAGAAGTTACGCGAGGAAGCCGAGTCCATGCCGGCGACCCTCTCCGACGCTTTTGTTCTTCTGAAAAACAGCCTGACTGAATATGTCGGCAAGCTTAATGATGCTGGTGGCGTCACTGACGTATTCGTAAATGGGCTGATCTTCGCCGCCGATAACATTGGCTCCGTAGCACAGGCAGCAGCCGCAGCGGGGGCGGTGATCCTTTCGGGTTATGTGCCGGCGCTGGCGCGCGTGGCGGCTGCACAGGCTGCTATCGTGGCGACAAACCCGTTTCTTGCTATCGCGGCGGTGATCGGCGCTGCGACGTTCGCCCTTGGAGCCTTTGGCGACCAGATCACGCCGATTGAGGGCGATCTGGCGAACCTTCAGGATTATGCATCGGTTGCGTGGACCGCCATCAAAGATGGCGTCTTGACCGCTGCGAACACGATCAATGATCTTTTGATCGGCGCTATCAACCTGATCGCTGGTGCGATCACCGGTGCGGAAACCAGTTTTGAAAGCCTTGGTGCGTTCGTTAAAAAGATCGTGAACCAGATCGCTGGTGAGTTTGTCCTGATCTATCGGCTGGTTACGGACGTTTTGGGAAAGATTCCCGCAGCCGTCGCGGATGCTGCAATCTCTGCCATGAACGGCATGATTGCCACAATCGAGAATGGGCTGAATGCCGTTATCGGTGCGGTGAATGCGACCGTGCAGGCGATCAACTCGATTGGCGATTATGTCGGCATTACCTTTGGCGAGATCGGCAACGTCACTCTTGGCCGTATCGAGAACAGCTTTGCCGGCGCTGGTCAACTGGCAGGCGAGGCTTACGGCAAGGCCCTTCAGGAAGCCGCCGAGGATCATGTCGGTAAGGCGCTTGGTGCATGGCGTGATGCTGCCAACGCAAATGCCGCCAAGCGCATAGCTGAGGAAGGCACAGGCGATGGCGGTAATGTCATCGATACGGATGATAATCCGATCAAACCGCCCGGAACTGGTGGCGGCACGGGTGGTGGTGCTGGTAGGCGTGGACGTGGTGGCCGTGGTGGTGGCTCCGGCGGCAATGACTTTGACCGGCAGGTAAAGCAACTTCAGGAGCGTATTTCCGGCATCCGTGCCGAGAATGAAGCACGGCGAGGATTAACCGGCACTATCGAGGAACAGGAGGCCGCGCTTGAGAAAGCCCGGATCAAGCATGAGCTTCTGACCGCCGCCCAAAAGGCTGGCATGGCGATTACACCCGAGCTTGAGAGCCGGATTGATGCGCTGGCGCAGTCTTACGTTGATGCCTCGAACGAGGCGAGGGGTCTTGCTGATAGCCAGCAGCAGGCCCAGCAGACCGCACAGGATTGGGCGAACTTCGGCGGCTCACTGGTTTCTGGTTTCGTCAACGATCTTCGGCAGGGCAAGAGCGCGTCGGAAGCGCTGGCAAACGCTGTCGGCAAGATCACCGACAAGCTTATTGATTTGGCGATTCAGATGCTGATCGTGAAGCCGCTTATGAGTGCATTCGGCTTCAGCGGTGGCGGTTTTGTCTCTGGCGGTAGTGGCGGATCGTTCGCCGCCGGAGGTTACACCGGCCCCGGTGCGAAATTCGAACCTGCCGGCGTCGTGCATCGTGGCGAGTTTGTTATGAGCAAGACCGCTACCCAGCGGCTGGGTGTTCAAAATCTCGACATGCTCCACCAAGCAGCGCTGCATGGTTATGCTGAAGGCGGCTTCGCTGGTGGTGATAGCGCCGAGCGCTTTAGCCGCGCCATCCATGGCGACAACGCACCAGCAGCACAGGCCATCCAGATCAATGCGCCGATCACCGTCAACGGCAGCGCCGGCACCCCGCAACAGAACGCCGACCTCGCCAAGCGCATGCGCAAGGAAATGGAGGCGACCATGCGTGGCATCATTGTCGATGAAATGCGGATTCAGATGCGCCCGGCCGGACTCTTGAACCAGTGACG